AATATTTTATTTGTTGCGTCATACTCTACAACTTTACCAACAGCACCTGTACTTGCCTGATTGATTTCTTCGTCAGCAACAAATGTTCCTGATACAGAAGAAAATACAGCAGCGTATAACTGTCTTCTTGTGTCAGCAGTTGCAACTGTTGAAGTTCCGAAGTTTGTAGGATTTCTTATAAGACCAATTCTTCTAAAGTCATTGGTAACACCAATATCAGATGTACCTTCAATACCAGTTAATGATTTATTCATCATTACATAAAATCCACCTAATTCTTTTAGAGCATCATCACCGTGACCACCTTTTGGTGGAATGATTACATTTAAATTACATCCTGATCCTGCACCACCAGCATTTGTAGCAGCGATAACATCAGCACTACGAATATATGCATAAGTGTATCCTGTTCCTGCAGTTGTAATTGTGACAGCCGTAATTGCACCAGAAGCAACTGTTACTGAAGCAACACCGCTTGATCCATCACCACGAATTGGGATAGCAGAAATTGTTCCTGAAGTTCCACCACCTGAAACTGTATAACTTGATCCACCAGCAACAACTAGAACTGTGTCTAATGCACCATCAACGGCAGCCGCTGATACAGTAGAGTCAGTTGAAACATGAATGAAATCTGTTGACATGAAATTTAAAGTTTCAGCAGATGTTAAAGAATACATATACTTCCATTTGTAATTATCAGATGTCGTGAAAATTGAGTTTGAAGTTGAAGTTGGTTCAACAGTTGAAGCAGTTGCACCATCATTCTCGATAACTTTGTAAACAGCATAAGAACTATTCATTACAACAAAAGATGAATCAAATAAATTTGTAGCACCACTTGCAGCTGCATTCGCAGAACTTATATTATGTTCGTACATATCATAAGTTGTTCCTGTTGTCCAGTTTCTTCTTGGTATAGCATGAGATACATCTGTTGAAGCAATAATTTTTGCCCCTAACATATCATCATAATTATAAAATTCTGAAGTTACATCATCATTAGGAGTAGGAGGCGAAGCATCCGTTCCTTCTGCAATTGTATTGCCTTGTGCGTCAACGTCAGAAGCCCAAGAATGTGATCTTCCTATGAATAGGTAATATGTTGTAGCAGCAGCTTCTGAAAAAGATTCTACGAACTGCTCAGCATTGTTTATTCTAAATTTGTTAGTTATTATAGCTGCCATTGTTTTTTCCCATTAATATTAATGATTTCTTTCTATTATTTATAAGAGTTTTCTTGCTATGTTTTAGTTACCTCGGTAGGAAATGCAAAATTTGTCTTATGATTAGTATTTGATGTAGTGCCGTTAAAATCAGACAATCTAATAGTTTCTCCATCTACCGATGTGTTTAATGTACCTGTAAATCTCAAATCTGCCCAAGAACTCATAGATGTACTCCAAGAGTCACCATGATCTATTTGTAATACGCCTGAATTGCCATCTGTTGCACCTTCTAGTAATATTTCTCCACCTCCAGCACTACCTTCTAGTGTAAATGCATTATTAGCTGCATATGTTGATAAACCAAATTTATCTAAAGTTTTTAATCTTAATCCACCGTATGCATATCCATTTCTTACACTTGTTCCTCTAACTGAATAACTATTTAAGTCATAAAAACTATTTCTATTTCTTTGTTCTAATTCTATTGTAGTTTCAGGTGAAGCATTTAAATCTTTTTGACCAGCAGTATAATGTGAACTTGTAAATGCGGTACTAACACTAACAGAATATCCTGCATTTGCAGCTGCTCTTGTTCTTTTAGTTTTACCATCTAATTCAATACCACCACTCATAAATTTTAATCCAACACCCGTTCTTCTACCGAAGATAGTAGAGAACAATGTATTTAATCTCATGTAGATTGGAGCATCAGCAGTACCAGAGAATAATCCTTGAGATAATGTAGCACCAACTGGTTGTCTAACACCACCAGCCAATTGCGTTTGAATATTTACTTCTCCAGTAACATAAAACCCACTTGGGTGAATTGCTCTTTTAAGTGAATCTCTCCATTTATTGATTGATTCGGAAACTCTAATTACATAAGAATAATCTTGATAGTATAAACTATCTTGAATTTTTTTAGAACCTTCAGAAATATGTCCATCTTGATTTATATATTTTCCAGCAGTTGTAATAAATGTACCTATCGTTGCAGTACCTGTTAATGGATCTGCTTTTGCTACAATAGCAGTTTGACTTCCAGATGTTGATATTGTATCTCCAACCACTAATTCACTTGTTAACGCTGTATATTTTAAAAGAGGTGCTGTAAAGTCAACTACTGTACCTGTTGCACCACTTACGTTTGATGTAAATGTTTCGTTTGCAGATATTGTTCCTGAAACTGTTTTAAGAACAGCATAGTGAGGAAATGCTAATGTAGGTGCTGAAGTAAAATCAATACCATGTTCAATAATATTTAATGATGTTGCTCTACCAATATCTTCCCCAAAAGGTATCACAGTTCCGTTGATTACATTTAACACAGCAAAAGTAGATTCATTAAGAACTCTTCCACCATCTTCAAATTCGATACGACTAAAGTCAGATATCTCAGATGATGTACTAGTTTCTAATCCAATAAATCTTGTTCCATCAATTGTTGCAGTTGGTAAAGTTGTGTAACCAGAACCACTTGCAATCATTCTTACATCTGTTATATCACCAGTACCTGTTGCATTTTGTTGAACTATTTTATCACCATCATACCCGTCTGCTAATGTTGTGCCATCTTCTAATACAACATGGTCATCAGCCTCCATGTTATAAGGTCTGTCTGGTTCGCTTTCTTGATTTACAATATATATTCTATCAGCTGTATTATCTAAATATTCTTCGTTTAATATAGCACCACTTTCATTTTCTAATGCAAGTTTTACTGTAAGGTCCTGCATTTGAGTAGATGAATCTAAAAATTTACCACCATTTTCATTATCAACAGCATCCTCAAATAATAAATCACCTGATCCACCACCTGTAATTGTTCCTGATTCTAATTCAACGTGAATATCTAAACTTCCTACTTCTGGTGCAAAACCACCATTCACAACTGAAACTTTTGCCTCAGCAGTACCTGAACTAAATGTTAAAGCATCACCTTCTAAATAATTTTGCCCAGCAGCGTTAACAATAATTTCTGATACGCCTGAACCAGATATATCTAATACTTGAACTCTAGCTCCAGCACCTTCACCGCCAGTTAAAACTGCTTCATCACCAACTGTTAATGTACTTCCATTATTTGAAACTACAGCAGTTGCTAAAGCTCGTGATACGGTTACACCAATTGTTATATCTTCATCAACATTACTTATTCCTGTAACTTCAGCGCCAGCTACAAAAGTACCTGTTGTAGTTTCTGTATTAAGTATGAGCTCAACAATTTGTGTACTACCTTCTTGAAATTTAAGGACTGATTCTACAATAGCAGTTGCTTCATTCACATCAGTGTCAGCAGGATCATTTGCTTGTGTAATCGTTTGTCCTGTTAATAAAATAGGGTCACCAACTTGTTGTAATGTTGTTTGAGTACAACGAATAAAAGTTTGGGTGTTCCAAGACCCGCCTGATACTCTTAACATATCATCTGTTGGAGTATATACTTCGGAAGTTTGATTAAATAATATTCTAAAGAAAGCCTTGTGTGCTTTTGAAGTACCTTTTGCTCTATATAAAGATTTAATGTTTTTAATTAATTTTCTATTACTTACACCGGCATCTATATCAGTAGGAATTGTTTGAAGAAACTCCTCTTTCATTTGAGATAAGAAATCACTTATCGTATGGTCAGGATCAGTATAATTTAAAAGTTGTTGAATGTTCTCTACTGGATTAGCACGATACTTAGAAACTTTAGCAGTTGCTCCTGAAGTAGAACCAGTAACAGTTTCTCCTGTTATCCATCCATTGTTCGCTGAAACAAATAATCTTGAATTTCCTTTTATGTCTTCAGCTAAAACAGTTGAAGTAGCACCAGATGTTGATCCTGTAATTATTTCGCCTTTTGTAAACGAACCACCAAAAGTATTTTGTTCGTCAACAATTCTATCACCTTTATCTAAACCATTTTTTGTAGATTGATCAAGTAATATAAAACTATCACTAACACCTACTGTCTCTAAAAGTATTTGATCTATATCTGTGAATGTATCTAAATTTAATTCAGCAGATTCCATGAATAGGAAGTAAGATGTAAGAAATTCTGTAAATTTAGGGTGATTTTCTAAAACAAAATCAGGAACTTGCTGTTTAACGAGTGTGGATAATTTTTTTTTATTTAATTTTTTAATGTCCATGCCTAGCCCTAATAACTGCTAGTAGTTGTGTAAGATGTTCCTGCTTGTGAACTACCACTTTCTATTGTATCTACTGAACCAGTGATTGTTGAGTTGGCTACATCAATAGACAATACTTGATTTCTTACAGGCACAACATCATTTGAATCTGGTTGTACAATTACTCTTATTTGAGTACTAGCCGCACCATCAACATTTGATATACTTGTAATTGTAGCAGAAGTTAAAATAATTTCTCCAGTTGTATAATTTATAGTACCATAAGTAGAATCTGTATAAATTCTTGTAGTACCACTTAAATAATAAACTCTTATGATACCTGCACCATCATCATCTAAGAAATGTTCGTTAGTTGAATCATCATTGATAATTTTAAATCCTGTTGAAGAAACAATACCACCAGCAGTAGAATTGTGTCCACTGTGTGGATTGAAAAATGCATTGTTAAATGATAAAGTGTATTTTAATCCTGAATTTAAAGTTGCTGTAATGTATTTGTACATTTTAACTTTTGTAATATTAGATAATATAGATGTATCAGCACCATCGATAGTTTCCAATACTTTTGAATATCTAAACATACCTGTAAAATTCTCTAATGTGTCTGTATTGTAAAATGAAACAGCATCCAATACATCTGCTTGAAGTGTTGATACGTCTTTAGTAGTTAAACTAGAGTCGTATTTGAAAGTTGTTGTAATCGTTATGAAAGTTGTTTCAGGATCAATAATTACAGGTGTTACCGAAGCAACAGCAAACGATTTAAGGCTTTGTACTAAACTTGCTTTGGTTACTTCTGTTAAATTAGAACCTGATCTTGCCTTAATTGAAATATAAACTTTTCCGTAGTCAGGAGTGGCAGCGTCTTCACCACCATAAACTTGTACAGACTGAGCATTTGCATATAAACTTTTAACAAGAACTTTATAATCCTCTGCCGTAACTGCTCTATCTTGTGCTGTATAATCTCTCGGTGCATTGTACTTAATTGATTTGATTGTTTCAGGTCCTGAGCCATTAGCTGCATTATCAATTGTTGTAATAGTTACATCTGAAAATCCACCAACTGTACCTGATAATGTAAATGAACTAGCACCATTTGGTTCATCTCGGTTGCAAGTTATATAATCTAGTATAACAATGTTACCATCAGCAACTGCTTGTCCTAAAACACCATCACCAAAGTAAACTTCGTATCTTCCATTTTCAACTTCTTGTAAAAAATAAACTTTAGATGTAGATTCTAATCCTGTAATACCAGTTGCTAAAGAATATGAGTTAGTTATAGAATCTGAAGCAGAATTTTGAATTTTAACAGTAAGTGTTGATGTGTCAACATTATCATTTGGTATAATAAATCTTTGATCAGTATCAGTTGTGTTGGCTGTGTACTTGTAATTTAAATATGTACCTTCATAAACTGTCAAATTAGAAAATTTGTAAACACCATCTAATGGTGAAATACTTACATCAGCATTTGCAACAAAAGAATAACTTGTTCCGTCAACCGTAGTTGTAAATTTTGTTCCTCTTGACATTGTAACAGATGTGCCACTTGCGTTATTAATATTTACATCAATTAATGCTTTTGAAGATACAGAACTTTTTGGAGTATAACCAACTTGTTTTGCTAATGATACTACACTTGATCTTTGATCAGCACTATCAAGATACATTTCATTTGCTAACATATTAGCATTGTATCCAAGATAGTGTGTGTTGTAAGCAAGAACATCTAATAGAATGTTCATTCCAGAACCTTCAAAATTATAATCAGTAAACTCATCTTGTTGTGACAAGAAAGTTTTTAAATTATTTTTGATTCCATCAAAGTCTAATTGTGATATTTCTAATTTAGTTGCCATATTATCTTAATCTTTCTAAAAATGATTCTACACTTACTGGTTCAGGATGATTGATTACATAAAAAGATATTGAAATAGAATATCCATTTCTATTTAAATCAGGTAAGTTTGTTACCTTCACTAATCTACATCTTGGCTCAAAATTCTTAATTAATAATTCTACTTGTTTTTCAATATAGTGAGTCATTTGAGGAGTTATGTTTTCAAATAACATACCTCTTAAATTTGACCCAATCTGAGGGTGAAAAGGTTTTTCGTAATGGTTTAAGTTAATTAAATTTCGTACACTTCTTTTTACTGACTCTACATCTAACATCTTTTGAATGTCTTTAGTAGCATCATTTTGCTGGAAGTCTAAATTCAAGTCTTTAAAGATTCTTGAACTTCTTTTACTTTGATTTGTTAGTTTACCAGCGTCATAACTTGCCATTTAATCTCTCCTACTATTATTTATACCGATTTTTAGCCACCTGCAAAAACAGTTGCACTACCTGATGTCATAGCACCTAAATCTGTACTATCACCAATACGAGCCATTGCTAAACCGACAGCAAATACAGTTGCACTACCTACATTGACATTAGCAACGTGTGCTGGACAAGCAGGTGCCGGTGGGTTCGTATGAGAAACGGTTGAATCTGTTATTCTAGCAATAAGGATTGAATTTGCAAAGACGGTTGATTGTCCTGGTGTATTCAAAGTGGTAGTTGTGGTACAGACGTGTCCTGTAGTTAAACTATCCCCTTTTCTACTTACTGCTGGCATTTTTTTTTCGTTTCCTTAGGTAATATGTTTTACCTTTAATTTTATAAGTTTTATAAGTTTTCTTTTTAGGTTTTTCTTCTTCATATCCTCGTAAAACCCAATCAAATATTTTTTTAAGATATTTCATTACAAGAACCTCCTATAATTTATTTTTTATTTTTTTTTTTTTTTA